GTGATCCATCATGGTGCGGTCGCCGTCGGCAGGCCCCATGACTCCGATGTTCCCGGCGCCGTCGTTGATGAAGTCGCGGGTGATGACCCAGATGTAGGGTCTCATGAGTGGTAGTCCACGGTGACGAGCCAGCCGTCGCACTCGGGCTCCAGGCCCAGCTCTTCGAGCTTGTTCTGAACGTTCCCGTCGAACGGGCCGTCGAGGAACTGCTCCGAGGCGCCGTCCCAGACCTGCTTCTGGTAGGCCGTGTGGTCGTTCCACTCCCCGTCGTCGTAGATGAACAGGGTGTGGGCGGTGAGGTCGTCGGGGCATTCGATGACACGCATGCAGTCCGCCTCGTGTAGCTTGAACTGGGTGGGCCAGACACCGCTGCACGTCGGGTCGGAGTTGATGTCGTACGAGGGGTCGTGGTGACCTCTCCAGCGGCCACCGATCTGGTACCAGTCCCAGATGCGAGCTTGGGCCTCGGGGCCGTTCTCGTCGAACGGCCGCATGAGAGCGTGGACGGCCTCCTCCAGGTCGTCGGTCGGGTCGAACGGGAACCAGCATTCGGCGTGGTAGTGCATGTCGTCCTCCTAGTGGTAGATGGAATGATTGTCGTCGAGCAGCTTCACGAGGTGGATCAGGTACCCGAGGGCCTCCTTGGTGCACCAGCGCTGGTCGGCCTCGCCGCTGCCCAGGGTGGCCTGGTCGTGGCAGTGGGCGATGTCTCGGACCGCCTGGTGGATCGGGTCGAAGTCGAGGCCCATGGGAATCATCGGGGCGATCAGTGAGCCCCGGATGGTCATGGCGAGGGCGAGGATGGCGTGGTGGTCGATGCGACTAGCCACGACCGTCCTCCTCTAGCAGGGTGTTGTTGAACCCTCGCGCCCACAGCAGCAAATCTTCGTCGATGGACTGCCACGTTACCGGGTCGATCAAACCGGCCTCGCTGATCGCTTCGGGGCGTTTGGCGAGTCCGCCGGGTGTCTGCCACAGCTTCAGCAGCCGCCGGGCGTGGTCTGCGCCGCGCTGGTAGGCGTCGCGACTAGCCACGACCAGCCTCCTTCGCCTGGCGGCGAGCCCGCTTCTGGTACCAGGCGTACTCCTCGCGTCGCCACGCCTCGCAGCCCTCGCAGAGGCACACCTTCAGGAGCGCGGCGAAGGGGTGGTCACACATCTGGGTCTTCGGAACGTCTCGTCGGAGCTGCTTCATGGTCACCAGCCTTCCTCCTCGGGCAGCGCGGAGATGCCCAGTTTGTTGCGGGTGTCGGGGTGCATGTAGAGGAACAGCAACGCCTGCTTCCCTCTGAAGATGCCGCCGCGCCGCACGATGAGGTTCGGCTGCGGCACGACTTGCTGGTTCTTCTTCGGTCCGCCGAACTGCGGCGGGTCCACGTGCCCGAAGGAGACCGAGCGTCCGTTCAGGTCACAGGCGCTCCAGTCGGAGCGGGAGCCCTCGTCCCAGGAGCGTCCGGTGAGGGACACCGGGTCGGCCGTCTCGAAAACGGCGACGGCGTGCTTGCGGTAGCCAGCGGGGAAGAGCTCCTGGAGGCGAGCGAAGAGTTCGGGGTGCGCCTTGCGCTTGATGAGCATGTTAGTCCTCCTTCGTTTCAATGTCGTGTGCGGCGGCTGCTGCTGCATCGTTTAGCAGCAGAGTTTTCTCCTTGAGAGTTTTCCGCTGCTGTTTCGGCAGGATCGAGCTGTCGCATGATGCTTCCCATCGTGTGCGACGCCACCAATAGGCGATGTCCTCATGAGCGCGGCATTGCCTCCGGACTTCCATGATGGCTGCCATGATGGCCTTCGCGTTCCCCTCGGCCGATCCGAGGTGGAGTCCCGTCATGATGATGTCCTCATAGCCTTCGCGCTTGATGATTGTGTACATCGGCGACCCTTCGGCCGTGAGGATGACGTTGACGATGCCGCAGGTGATGGCGACGTTCGCGCCGTTAGGAGCCCAGCGTATGGCGACTGTCATCGTGTCCCTCCCAGGCGGCGTCGATCTCGTGTTGGTGACATGTCGGCGAGTGATCGAGGAAGCCGAAGCAGGTGGGGCACATGCGGTCCATGTGGCAGGTACCGCAGGCCCACTCCATGACGCGGCCATCGTCGAGCGTGACGCTGATGGCCATGTCGTCGTCGATGCGGATCTCGCGCCCGCAGAGGTAGCAGATGTCTAGCATGTCAGCCCTCCTCGTCGCGCTGCATGGACATGAGTCGGATCTCGCGACCGGTGCGCGTCTCCTCGCACTTGGTGCAGGTCGCGTAGTTCCAGTAGTCGATGGTGAGTTCCGCCTGCTCGATATCGTCGAAGGCGTCTCCGCAGATGAAGCAGATGTAGAGCATGTCAGTTGACCTCCCATTCGATGGTGGATTCGGCAACGGTCTCCTGGGCGTCCTGCATGAGCATGTGGCAGAACTTGGCGATGAGCTGGATCTCCTCGGGAGCCTCGTCGAAGGGGCGATTTCCGTGATCGTCGAGGATGTTGTCCATGGTGAGAATGACGGCGAGGCCGATTGCGCGCATGAGTTCGTCGATGTCCATAGCTACTCCTTGGCGTTCAGAATGTCGAGGGCGGACTGCGGCCACTTGGTGCCGGGGTCCCAGTCGTCGTTGCAGGTCGCGCAGACCACGGTCATGTCGAGGTCGGAGAGGTGGATGGCGGGCGTGGCCCAGTTCGAGACGAGGTAGGCGTAGGAGTCGAACACGGGCTTGCCGTCCTTGAGGATCATGCCGGAGGTGCAGCCCCAGTCGGAGATGAGCCCGGCGGAGGCGTTCTGGACGCCCATGCGCTTGATGAGGCGAGCGGCGTAGTGCCAGTCGAAGACGCGCTTGCAGTCGTCTCTGACTACGCCGTTGATGGCGAAGATCTCGTCGGTGGTGAAGTCCAGCATGGCATGTCTCCTATCGGTTGATGACGTCGATGATGGTGTCGATGTGGTCGCGGATTCGCTCGATGACGCCCGTGGCGCACCAGACGATGCCAGCGGCCATGAAGGCGAAAGCGAGAATGATGTTGAAGAAGTTCCAAAGCGTCATTTGCACCCTCCTTGGGGTAGTTAAGGGTTGGGAAGGAGTCCTACACCCCTCACCTCTGTTCGCCCCGAATCCCCTCCGGGTCCCCTCCGGGTCCGAATTCCCTGCCCGCAGAACTCTCAGAACTCTCAGAACGCAATACGGCCCCCGTCCTCATAGAGGAGCGGGGGCCGTAGGGGGCTATCGAGGAGTGATGATGCCGGGCTTGATGATGCGCGAGTTGGCCTGTTCTATGAGGTCTCCCGGTACCTTGACCAGTACCCAGGTGTCCTCGTTGTTCTTGTAGGCCAGGGCGTCTGAGTCATCGATGTCCAGGATCAGCTTCGCACCCCTCCTCCGATTCTCCCGAACTGCGCGTCCGTTCTTGCTGACGTCAGCGACGAGAACCTGGTGCTTGAAGTTGATGAGGATGGCTATGAGGGCCTCAGCTCCGGCGAGTCGAGGCATCTACTCGGACGCCGCCCAGGCCTTGAAGCCGGCCAGGTGCTGGCCATGGTCGACGCGACTAGGCTCGCGCCAAAGGCTCCCGTCGTCCTTGAAGCGGAAGAAGCCGAACTTGCTGTCTGAGAACTCCCTCTCCTCCTCCTCGGTGAGCTTGCGGACGATTCCGCCGGCGAACTCGTAGTACCCTTTCTTCTTCGCCATCACATCCCCATTTCTGCTCGTGCCACGAGCATGGTGTAGAACCCTTCATCTCCGGAGCACCAGAGAACATCGACATTCGGATCGTAGTCAGGGTCCAGGTTGCGAGTGATCCTCACCACCTGGAGGCCAGCCATGTACTGCGAGGCGGCACGGCGCCCGCCTCCGGTGTCCTCTATCTGGAGTCCGATCTCATCCCCCACCTTCCGGAAGTCAGGCTCGAAGTCAGTCCACCATTCGTCCTCGCCCCAGCCGTAGACCTCCACAGTGCCGTGACCGGAGACCCAGTTGATGGGAATGCCCTCCGGCGCCGGGTAGTAGTTGAGCGGGTCGGTCGGAGTCTCCGAGCACTCCTTGCAGGTCATCGCCATGATCAGCGGGACACAGATCAGCAGGCTGGCCAGGGTGGCCTTGCTCCACATCATCACCGACCTCGCTTCCGGATGTTGACCGAGGTCGCTACATGCCGGTGAGGCTCCAGCTCGTGATAGCCGGCGACAGCCACCTTGGTTCGCTCGGTGAAAGCGAGGCACTTCGCCACCACGTCAGGGCGGTAGAGCACCCGCATAGTGCCGTCGACCGGGTGGGTGATTTCACCCTCGTACCAGCCGTAGCCACGCGGAGAGGGGGAGCAGGGCTCGTGGGCCCAGCCGTCCAGGCTCCACGAGTTGGTCACCTTGAAGTCGAACCTGGCCGCGTCGACCGGCGTCATCAGGACCAGGGCCCAGACGATGACGCCGGCCAGAGCGAGCAGGAGCCCCTGAGTTCGCCTACTCATCGAGAACGGTCTCGTTCATCGTGATGTCGAGATTGACGATGCCCCCGAGGACAGACCTCTCCCGGTTGCCGTCCTTCTCCCACCACTGCACGCCGAGGATCGGCCCCTCGACCGACTGCCTGACGTGCGGGGAGTTGCACGACTCGGCCTTGATCTTCTCGCCGTCGTGCTTCTCGATCTTCAGCTTCCAGACTCGCTGCATTCTCTGGAGCGTGGTTTTGGTTGTGATAGCCATGGTTTACCTCCTTGGTTGTTGCTCGGCGGGAATCCTACCACGCTGGCGGTGTCCCCATCTAGGCCCACTTCGTACCCACTTGCGGTGCGTCGTAAGTCCTTCTCACGTAACGATGTACCCATGTACCCAGTGTCCCCACCGAAAAAAAGTTTGAAAACTTTTTCTCTCTCACTATACCCCTATAGCAAATCCCCCTGGGGACGTGGGGACACGGGGACATCGCTTGTTTTTCAGTGTTTGCGCTGAGGCGCTTCTGGGGACAAGGTGGGGACCAGGGAGCTGGTGGGGACGGTGCCCGATGCGCTCTGAAACCTGGTGTTGAGGCCTTGATCCATGCTGTCCCAGATCCTACAGGAAAGCTGGCGGGTAGGTCAAGCATCTTCGAGGATAGCGGCGGGTCCGCAGAGGTACCGACCCTTCGACACGCTCTTTCCGTTTCTGGCTGAGATCTGGATGCCCTCGAACTCGATCTGGCGCAGCACCTTGGAGAGCTGAAGGCGCCCCCACCTCTCGCGCTCCACGCTGATGTGGCGGACCAGCTCGCTCCTCTTGAAGTAGAGCCGGTCGCCGATGACCATGGGCTGACCTCCGTCGATGGCGCTGGCCATGTCTGCCCCGGCCAGGGACTGGTGGACCGTGGCACTCTCAGAGCAGAGGGACCGGATGTGCTCGGCCAGCGCCTCGGTGGCGTTGGCTTCGGTCACCTGGGTCACCTCCATCACAGCCTGGAAGCCTCGGATGCTGTCCTGCCACTCGGTGGGGGTGGGCTTGCTCCTGATCGCACCGTGGTGCAGGGCGATCTCTCGCCAGCGGGTCCAGGAGAGTAGCTCCTTGTCCGAGCCCACTCTCACCTCCACCCCTCCGATAACGGCCTCGTACTGGTTCTCCTCGTGGGACGAGTAGACCACGAGCCGATCGACTGCGCACCCGGTGCGGTCGGCGATGATGTCGAGGAACTGCCGTCTGATGTCGTTGTCGATCTCCGGCACCTTGGTGGGGGAGGATGACAGGGCCTCCAGAGTGTCGGAGATGGCGTTCTCGTTGCGCTTGGCCTTGGCTGCAGCGAGGGCGTTCCCGATGGTGCAGGTGTACTTCTTCTTGTTGTCGAGGTGGAGCTTCTCGCCGTACTTGTTGCGGTGGGCGATGAGGAGGTTGAGGATGGCCTGCTCTTCCCACCCGGCGAACGCGGCCAGGGTGGCGAGGGACATGTCGTACTCTGAGCACGACGTGAAGTTCTTGCGCCGGTGCTCCCACGACGCTCGGAACTGGGGCGAGTTCTGGAGCATGGCGTTGAGACGAGCGGACGGCACGTCCGCATCGTCCCGCCACACGAGGCCGGTGGCATCCACTTCGACGGTGGCTTGAGGCGGGGTGATTACGGCCCACTCCCTGAAGTCTCCAGGGTTGTAGCGCGGCCCGTCAGTGGAGAGGATGCTCACCGGCCTCGGCGGCGAGTACTTGTTGTTGAGGGTACCGGGCACTCTCATGAGCCTGGCGAGGTCCCACACGCTGTCGAGGGTCACCCCCTCGGCCCTTGCTCTGCGACTCAGGAACCCGCCCCATCCCCTGGAGAGTGTCGCGCATTCTTCGCGTTCTTCATCGGAGTCGAAGATCCAGAGTTCACGAAAGAGCCACCATGCCTGGACCCCGCCACCGCTCGCTACTGTGATCGTCGGCGCCATTGGGAGTTCACCGATGAACCGCTGGATTGCGTTCAAGTTCGGAAACGCTCCGTCCTTGATGTCGAGGTCGGCGACGAGGCCAGGCATGGCAGCGACCCGAGAGGCGCTGCATCGCTTCTTCGGGCCGTAATCTTCGGGGCTGAGACCCACCCCGACGTAGATGTTCTGGGTTTCGATCACTTCGTGGCTGAGGACGGCGATACTCAGCGGCACCCATGTTGATACCTTGTCCGGATGCGTCCACAGGTGCATGAACATCCCCGAGGGGATGGAGGGGAAGACCGCGGCGAGGAAGTCAGTCGTCAACGCATCTCCGAGGGCAGGTAGAGGCTCAGGACGTTGTCGGAGTCGCCGACCTCGATCTCGACCTGGCCCAGGCCGGAGATGCGTAGGTGACTGCCATTGTGGTCCATGACGGCCGCCTGGTGAGTGCTCATGACTGCCGGCTTCCACTTGTCGCCCCACCACCTGACCCGCACCGGCACGCCAGGCTCCAGGTCGCTCCATTTACTCGGCTTCTTCCACACCGATCACCTCCATCGCGTCGTCGTAGTTGTCAGCCCACTCGGCCGTGAAGCCGAGGGCGCGGAGCTTGGACAGTATCGCCATCTGGATCGGCCGAGGCTTCTTGCCGAGGTCCTTCAGCTCCAGGAAGATGACCTGGCCACGCTTGAGGATGATGAGGTCGGGGAACCCGGTGATCCCCATCGACGAGCCGGGGTACGGTATCGCCCAGTATCCCAGCTCGTCGCATCTCATCCTCACCCGCCGGCGGAGCGCAGACTCACTCATCGAAGTCCCCCCCTGCCCATGCCTTGAGAATCGCCTTGTCGTATTTCTCTCCCCAGAACTCGGCCAGCTTGGCCAGCTGCCTCCCCTGGACGGTGTTGATCTCGTTGCTCACATGGTTGAACGTTACCGGCTGCTTGAGGGGCAGTAGCCGTTTGAACGGCAGCATGGCTGCTGCCATGGTTGCTGCTGCCCCCTGAAAGACGCTGCGGCGCGTGATCACAGTGACACCTTCATGTTGGTTCCCGCCCTCCCGATGATGAGCCTCTCGCGGGCTCGGGTGAATGCCACGTAGAACGTCCGGTACAGGGCGTCGGCACCGTCCCAGGATCGTTTCAGACTCTGGTCGTACGCCGCCCTGGAGATGTCGGGGAACACCACCACGTCGTCAGCCTCGCCCCCCTTGACTGAGTGGATGGTCCCGACGATGACCCGTGGCTGCGAGGTGAGGGCCTCTCGGCCCCGTCTCCGGTAGATGGCGAGGGGGTACTTGATCGACTTCTGGGCGTCGCTGAGCATGTGGCTGACCACCCAGTCCAGGTCGTGCATGTTGTCGAGCGCCTCGTCAGTCAGCATAGTGGTGAGCAGCGCCTCGCCGCGAGCGAGGACGTGGTCGTGGTCCTCGCTGATGCTCTTGAGCCTGGTCTTCGCGTGGCGGTGCAGGACGGGCCCGGACCTCACGATGGTGGCGACAGCCTTGAGGTCTCCGATCGTCCACTGGGTCATGGGCTTGGCGAGAATGAGGAGCTTCTCCACGGTCACGCCCTGGGAGAGCGGGTTCCACCTCGTGTTGAACGGGTTGTGGTAGGGGATGCCCTCCTGCCGGAGGAGCTTGATGATCGGCCCCAGCATGTGCTCCGTGGTAGTGAGCAGCATGATGCTCCGCTCTCCCTCGATGGCGGCCTCGATGTGGGGCAGGAGCCAGCGGTTGTTCCGGTAGGTGCCTCCCCGCAGTACCTCGCCACCCTCGCGGACGGGGATGTAGTCGATGTCCTCCCGGAACCGGCACCGCCGGATCAGTCGCTGGGCCTCGGCGTGTATTCGAGACGGAACTCGCCAAGATCGTGCCAGGCGTTCCGGGACTTCAGCTCCAGAGAGTATGTTCGGGTCAGATCCTCTCCATCCGTACAGAGCCTGATCAGGGTCTCCAACGAGGATGAGGGCCTTACAGCTTGAGGCCCATCTTCTAAGAAGACTGCACTCAAGCTTGGAGAGGTCTTGGGCTTCGTCGGCGATGATGACATCAGGGTCTCCTGGGGCGAGTGGAACGGATGTGTTCGCCAGTTCGATCAGATCTGTGAAGCCGAGCACCTCGCGCTCCGCCTTGAAGTCCTGCCACCTCTCGTGGAACCGGCGCACGTGGTCGGGCCAGACGTCACTGGGGACCATCCGGTGCCGGTGCAGGTTGGCGGTCTCCCGGACGTCGTCGCCCCGAGCGCGAGCCTCCCGTCCCAGGTTGATGGTGTCCTTGCCGCCGGTGAGGGTGAGGTTGGGGTTCGCCGCGTTCCAGTCCGCGTAGTGCTCCTTCTTCACGATGGCGGCGCCGGGCAGGGAGCGGAAGGCGTGGGCGTGGAGGGTGCCGATCTGAGTGTCGAGCAACCCCGTCTCCCTGCCGCCAGCCTCGGACGCGGCGGCCTTGGTGAGGGAGGTGACGAGGACGCCGGTGGCGCCGTACCTCTTGACCTCTTCCCGGCACCGGGCGGCCACGTAGGTGGTCTTCCCGGTGCCGGGAGGCCCGGCGATGTGGTGCTCAGTAGTCACGCCGGAAGCCGAGTCGCCGAAGGAGGGCCTCCGCATGGTCCAGCTGCAGCGACTGGCGGTGGAGGCGTTCGTTGAGGTACTTCAGCTGCCGCTTCTGCTTCTCCATCTTGCGCTGCATCCCCTGGACGTACAGGGGGATGTCGATCTCGAACTTCACGGCGCCAGGAACCCGAAGTCTTTGACGTGAACGTCGAACTCGTCCTTGACTCTCTCTACGATGGTCAGCGGGACGTCCTTCCTGCCAGTCTCGTACTCGCAGATCGCACTCTGGGAGACGCTCAGCGCCTCGGCCAGGTCCACCTGGCGCAGTCCGTAGAACACTCGAATCAGCCTCAGTATCACTCCGAATCCCTTCATGTCTCCCTCTCATTCAGCATGTTGGCGATGCGCCAGAGCCAGGAGCGCAGCTGGCACCGGGCCTCGGGCGTCATCTCGTCGATGTAAAGGATGTACTTCGCCACTCTGCGGAGGGCTCGGAACAGCTCGCCGCAGTTCATGTGGAAGGTGGGAGGGCGACCCCGACCGGGGGTGCGCTCGATGTTGAGACCGCAGACGGCACATCTAATTTCCGGCCAGGAATTAGGAGACGTCTCAGCGGCTTGTGGAGCGCCTGCGGCGGGGTCACCCATACCCTACCCTACCTAGAAGCCAAGCTCGTCTTCAGGGACCGCTGGCGGCGTCGCCTCGGCGGCGAACATGGGCTTGATGGCTTCCGCGTACGTCTGCAGAGCCGCCGCCTCGTCCGCTTCCAGCGGACACTCGGCGACGAGCTTGGCCTCAGAGTATTCGATCCCGCCCTGACTCTTGGCCTTGATGATGGAGATGAGGGTGATCACCTCGCGGGGCAGCTGGTCCTTGTTGAGGAGACTGAGCCGGTACTTGCGGAGGTGCTTGAGGCTGGTGCGCGGGAGCCTGACCCGGACGGGCAGACGGTCCCCCTCCAGCACGATGAACACCAGGGTGTACGGCTTGCAGTCGCTGTTGTAGCAGTTGTAGGGACAGCTGAGGCAGGAGCCCCCGGGGTCGCCAACCCCGAAGATGCCGTCCTCCGAGGCGCAGTCGGGCGGCTCGTTGCCTCCCGAGAATGCCTCCTTGTAGAGGGTGCGAGTGTCCTTGATGTGGACGACCACACCGCGCAGTACCTCGGACGCATCGTGGCCGTCCACCTCCCAGTACTTCCCGCCGCCGGCGGGGATCTTGACGAGGGGGAGGTCTCTCGGCGTGAGTCCGGTGCCGCCGAGGGTCTCGGAGAACCGGCTGGCCATGATGGCCACGCGCTCGGGGTCGAGGACGGGGAACTGACTGCCTACTTTGACGAGATCCGACATGCTTATCTCCTTGCTCTGAGTTCAGGTTTCTCTGTGATCTTCAGTGCTTCCTTGATGTCCTCGGGGATGCCTCCTTCCTTCAGTTGTTCGCGCACCCACGCCGACAGCTGCCCGTGGTGGATGCTGGGTTTGATCATCGTGTCGAGCCCGTGCTGGGCGAGCACCGGGCGAGCCCTGGTCAGGGCCTGCTCGGGCGTCTCCTCGCACTCGCACTTGAGGTCCTCGTCGTAGTACTGGTGCTTCCGCACCGAGGCCCAGACGCTGACGCTGGGGTAGAGGGTCATGCCGTCCACGGTCATGCGGGCGATTCCTTCGTTGACCATCTGCTCTGCCAGGCGAGGGCCGAGGTCATCGATTTTGGCATTGACCGAGGAAAGGTCAGCCTTGATCTGGCGCTTCCTCTTCTGAAGGTCGGCGTATTCCGAAAGGTCTGAAGTCTTCATCGTCCCTCCTGTCGTTGAGCCCTAAGGCTAGCACAGTCGCGGCCGATTGACAAGTACCACTTGTTAGCGTATGATCGTGGCATGAAAGCAGGAATCCTACTGAAGAGATGGAGGGGGACGAGGTGCCGGAAGCCGGGAGAGGTCTGGAGTCAGCGCACCCTCGCCGCTGAGCTGGGCGTCACGCAGGCGACCATCAGCCTGTTGGAGCGGGGCGAGCTGATGCCCGGCCTCGTCCTCTCCGTCAAGATCGAGAAACTGACCGGCATCGCGCCGAAGGAGTGGTACACATGTTGAGTCCCAATCAGATCCCCTCCGCCAAGGCTGTGGTGCAGACCTGCATCGCCGCGAGCTGGTTCGCCTTCGGGCACCTCACCGCGCTCATCGAGAGGGATGGCTTCGGCCACTTCCTGGGTTACACCCTCCAGGGCTTCATTTTCTTTGGATTGGGCATGATGATGATGGCTGTGATGTTCCTCGCTGCAGGGATGGATCGATGAGCTGCTACCTCTGCCGGAACAAGAAGGAGCGCAATGATATGGTCCGCGCCCTTCAGCTCTGGGTGTCTGGGATCTGGGGCGCCCTGGGGGTCCTGGCGGGCATCTCTACGGCAGCGGAAGGATCTCCGATAGGGGGTCTCGTCGTGGTCCTCATCTTTGCCTTCCTCTGGTGCATCGGAGCCTTGATAGTGGTGACCAATTGAGCCTCCCCTTCCCGACCAAGACCAAGCCCTGGCCCCACCAGGTCGAGGCGTACCACGCTATGAGGGACCGCTACGCCAACCTCTACTATGGCGGCATGGGCGTCGGCAAGAGCGCCACCGCCATCCACCTGGCAGTGGGCTGGAAGTGCAGAGTCATCCTGATCGTCTGCCCCAAGTCGGTGATCCCCGCCTGGCGCAAGCAGGTCGAGACCCACGCCCCCGACCACTGGTACGTCGTCGAGCTGACCCAGGCGACCATGGCCAAGAAGGTGGCGGCCGTCGAGCCCCTCCTGAAGGTTCCGCCGCCGACTCCCGTTGTCATCGTGGTCAACTACGAGTCGGTCTGGCGTGGGGCGCTAGGCAAGGCCTTCAAGAAGTGGGGCCGCACCATTGACCTCATCGTCGCCGACGAGATCCACCGGATCAAGTCACCCTCGTCCAAGGCGAGCTGGTTCATGACAGCGATGGGCAAGCTGGTGCCGCTGAAGCTGGGGCTCTCGGGTACGCCGCTGGCCCACTCGCCCCTCGACGCCTACGCCGAGTTCCGGTTCCTGGACCCCAGCATCTTCGGGAAGAGCGCCGCCCTGTTTCGCGCTCGGTACGCCATCATGAATCCCTACGTGGACTTCCCGATGGTGATCAGCTACCAGAACAAGGCCGAGTTCAGGGACAAGTTCTTCAGCATCACGCACCGGGTCCACCGGGACGTCCTCGACCTCCCGCCCGTGATGCACGAGGAGCGAACGTTCGAGCTGGAGCCCAAGGCGCGGGAGGCGTACCAGGGGCTGAAGGATGACTACGTCGCCTGGACCGAGAGTGGTGAGCTGGTCACGGTGACCAACGCCCTGACCCGGCTACTCCGCCTGCAGCAGCTCACCGGTGGCTGGCTGAAGCCCGACGACAAGGACGAGCTGGTCCGGGTCCACAAGGGCAAGGACGCCCTGCTCGCTGACCTGCTGACTGACCTGGGGAGCGAGCCGGTGGTGGTCTTCTGCCTCTACAAGACCGATCTCAAGGCGGTCCACGAGGTGTGCGCCAAGCTCAAGATCGACTCGGCTGAGCTGTCGGGATCGTACCAGGAGCTGGGAAGCTGGCAGGAGGGTGAGGCCCAGGTGCTGGCCGTCCAGGTGCAGAGCGGGAGCGAGGGGATCGACCTGACGAGGGCCTGCTACGCGGTGTTCTTCTCGCTGGGGTGGAGCCTGGCGAAGTACGAGCAGGCCCTGGCCAGGCTGTCACGGCCGGGGCAGGAGCGCCCGGTGGCCTACTACCACCTGGTCGCCGAGGGCACGGTGGACCGCCAGGTCTACCAGGCCCTGCGCGATCGCAAGGACGTGATCGAAGACATACTGAAGGGAGGGCTGCGATGAGTGAGAAGACCTGCGGGACGTGTCGGTGGTGGGGTGAGAGCATTATTTGGCATAGAGACGATTGCACTTGGCGACTCAGGGTGCCGAAGAAGAAACCGATGTGGTTCATGTACTTGCCACCAGCTCGCAATCAGCAGATCGAGGCCGACACCGACGCCACCGACTGCGACTGCTGGAGGGAGCGCGACGATGAGTGAGGTGAGCAACCCCACCCGGAGACACAGAGAGAACTGCTTGATAGCTCTAGATGTTCTGAAATGCGCCGACGACGACATTCTCATCCACGCCCTCCGCGCCCTCTGCGAGGTGGCGGTGGAGAGTGGGGTGCTGCATGTCGAGAGGCGGCAGCTTGGTCACGGCGAGCAGGACGAGGGGTGCTGGATCAACATGGAGGGAAGACTGCGATGAAGCGCGGTGAGGCGGAGCACACCAGCGCATGTGCGTGTTGCGGCTGCCTGGCGCCGATCATCGACAAGCACATCACGGTGAGCTGCTACCTGTGCGGCGAACTGCTGCGCGATGCGGACGGGACTATCGCACCAGTGGACGGGGAAGCGGCCTGTCTGGAGTGCGCCGAGTATGCGCGACTGAGCAATTGGGAGGACACCGACGATGACTGAGCCAGCCAAGACCTGTGGGGAGTGCGAGTGGTTCAAGGACTGGGAGCCACCGCACAAAGGATACGGTACATGTACGGCGATACAGCTCGCCATTCCTCAGTGGGCTGAGAATATCCTGACGCGACATCTCCGCTTCGACACCGACGCCACGGACTGCGCGTGCTGGGTGAGGAGGGGTGATGAGTAGGATCATAAGCCCGAAGACGCATGACAGATGGGCTATCGACCTCATGAGCCAAACCTTCGCCATTCACGGCGAGGAGTACGAGTACGACGGCGACCACCCGGAACTGCCCTACACTGACTTGCCGGAGTTGATCCGCGCCCTCTGCGAGGTGGCGGTGGAGGGTGGGTGCGAGGGGGTCTGCCATCGCCCCACGGCAGGGTCGGGATGGGTATGGAGAGTACGAGAGGGAGGGTACACCGATGACTGACACCAAGACCTGCGGGGAGTGTCGGTGGTACCGGCATGGCCACACCCGGATGTCAGTGTGCGGCGAGTACAGTGTTGGGAAGTGCGCCGTCGACCCTGACCGCTGGATCAACGAGCACGAGGAAGCGTGTGACGAGGACTATGAAGAACTGGAGGATGACTGACGACCTCAGGGAGACTCGCCGTCCGGAGGCGCGAGAGAGACCTTCCGATACTTCTCGGGGTGGCTGACGCAGTAGTCCCAGATGTCGTCCGGCTGAGCTTCCTTGGGGCGAACCCCGAAGCACCAGCCGATGATGTCGAAGATCAGTGTCACGAGTTCAGAGCATATCACCCACGGTAGGAATGCCAACCGACGGAGGACGTAGTGGTGACGAAAGAAGATAGCATCAGCCAGGTGGAGTGGGATTTTCGTAAAGCCATAGCGCCGGCCCTCATATGCACGCGCTGCGGCGAGTACGCTCGCCACCTGTTCACCGCTGATACCGTGAGGTCGCATGATCGTTACCTGATCTGGGCTGTAGTGATCGCTCAGATGCGCCACCCGGACCTTCCAGCCGGCTGCCTCGATCACCTCGGCGCTCTCGAACGTGCCCTCGGTAAGGACGACACCGCAGTGGTTGACCTCGCTCGGAGCTTCGTTACGGCTGCGGCTGCGCTTGCGGATGCGTCGGGAGACCCACCCTGTCCCACGGGTGAAGAAGATGTCGGCGGGGAGTAGTTGAGTCATGTCATACCTCTACGAAGGGTACGTTGACGAGAGGCACTGGGGCGCCCTGATTGACTTCCTGGAGACGAGCGGGTTCGAGTACGAGAAGGAGAGTGAACATTCGTTCATAGCCAATGGTGTCAGGTTCATCAAGTCGTGCCCCATACCTGCGATCCCCCACGACGCTGAGCTTGGTCTGAGACGACGTGGCGACAAGGATCGCATCGCTTACCTCCACGCTCGCGCTGACGAGTACGCGGCACAGGGACGGCAAGATATGGCCGATGCGATCCTAGCCTCAATCGACCCCTCATGAGACCCCCTTCGGCTGATACTCGACGTGGATGTGGTTCGACTCCAGGACCACGTCGAACTCATGGGTGAGCGCGGCGCGAACTTCATCGGCTACGGGACCTACGTCATCAGGACTGAGGTGCCTGATCCTCAGGTCGACGGCAAGACCTACGTAGTGGAGACTCCCTTCACGATGGCGTGTTTCCGGCTCTGCTGCACTTGTGATGACAGCCTCCCGACCAAATGTGCGGTATGCCGACTCCAAGGCCGGGAACGCCGCCACCACCTCGGGGCGGATGCCGAAGAGTGAGACCCCAGCTTTGAATCTCATGATAGAAGTGAGGGGGCGACGGGAACCCGCGAAGGGAGGGAACCCCGCAGTCGTCGCCCCCTCGTGCGATCAGTCCTCAATGGCCCGCCGGTACAGGTACTCAACCCTCTGCCCCTGTTCCTTCTGCTCTTCCTGGATGTTGTCGAGCTGGCGCATGATGAGCCGCTCGGCGTGAGCCTCGTGGTACTTGACCTCCTCCTTGGCAATGGACCGAATCCTCGGCTCCATCGTCCTGTCAGCGAGGGCGAAGATGGTCATGGCCCCGCCGGCGATGATCACCAGCCACTTGAGGTTGCCGTTCAGCCTGGTAAGAGGGCTCATGCCTCCCCGATCACTACGACGCGGACGATCGCCGTGCCCGCTGTGTCGTTGTAGATCGACAGCTTCTCGGGGCCGTCAAGCTCAGAGGCGAGGCCACTGGGCCAGGTGTCGATGGTGTGGTCCTTCAGGAGATGCTCGGTGGACATATCCTCATCTCCCAGCCAGTGCCACGGGGTGTTTGGGGCGACCCTCCAGCACAGGTACTCATCGGTTGAGTCGGTGGTCATCTGCACCCACACCTCGGTGTCCGACTCGATGTAGAAGAACCACGGCTTGGCGACAGGGCGCGAGACCAGCCACGGGATGACGGCTTCCTTGGTGCCGATGGAGAAGCGGTTGTCGTCGATCTCCGAGTCCGCGATGGAGACGCTGACCGGGACGGTGAGCGAGCCACCCTGGATGGTGTCCCCCTGGGATGTGGTGATACTAAAGTGAGTAGTGACGCTCAGTGTCTGGCTCGGCATCCTCGGTCTCCTCGTCCAGCATGTCCAGCAAACGCTCGACCTCTCTGATGGCTCCATTGTGCTGGGCCACCTGAACGAGCATGGTCTCGCGTCTCGCGATCAGTGCTTCGTACCTAGCTTCCAACTCTTCTCGCATGGTCTCCCCTCCCTGTAATGATCTCCCAGGCTCCGGTCTTGGCATTCCCCCCGCCTGAGACTGTCACCGTCACGGGCTCGGAGCTGAGCACCGTATTGGTGAGCACCGGGTAGGTGCCGTCGAAGGTGAGGTCTGTCTCCCCTGCCGTAGACGCCTGGCTCAGCGTGCGCGGCCGGTAGATCTTGTCCGCCGTGAGCGCCGCTGGCCCGGCTCGCTCGGTCACGGTTCCGGTGGCGGTGAGGTCGTTGGAGCCGTGCTTGTCGGTGTAGTCCCCGCCCTGGAGGTCCCAGTAGCTGATCAGCCCGCTCTTGAGTCCGGAGGGGAGGGCGCAGTACAGCAGTGGGGAGCCGCCACCGTAGAGTGCGACGTGTTCATCGTCGGTGATGAGGCGGGACCAGATGCCGGAGCAGCACTGTGCTCCGCTCATGTTCTTGCTAGTCCCGTCCCGCATGGACCCTATCTCGAAGGGGTTGTTCGAGTAGAGTCCGCCGGAGCACGCGTTGTCGGTGACCGAGCCCAGGTTGACCCTACCCGTCACCTCGTCGCGATCCGCGTTGTGCGTGACCGAGATGAAGTACCAGGCGCCAGCCGAGATCTCCCCGTCGGCCGAGAGCGCGATGCTGTTCGTCGTGAGTCCGATGTCCTGCAGCAGGGTCAGGCGCCCGGCAGGTGAGTTCTCGACGTAGATGCCGTAGCCCGGCCGCGCCCCCACGTCCGTTCGCTCAGCGAACAGGGTCCTGTCGTTCGCCAGATTGTCGACGTAGACCCACCCCGCCCACGACCTGGTGACGTCTCCCACCGACAGGGGGGCGGCCGTCACCAGGTAGTTACCTACATTGCCGTCGAACTCCGCCGCCGTCGAGCCAACGCTGAGGACGGTACTCCCCCTCGCCGTCACCGCACCCAGCGCCGTGTCGGCGTAGTCGGTATGGAGGTAGCGCACCGACTCGACGGGGCCGGAGAGGGGCGGCGTCGAGGCCACCCCGTCTCCGGATGCGTCGGTGGTCACCGTCAGAAGGCGTCGGCTCATGACAGAACGAAGGTCAGGTACCCGGTTTTCGCGTTGCCCCCGTCCGAGGTCACGATCTTGATCGCCTCGCCGTCGAGGTAGTACCGGTCACTCACCGGCTCAGTGCCGTCGAACGTCAGCGCCGTGCCCCCGGCCGCCGAGCTGACGGTGGGGGCGCGGGGCCGGTACGTGGTGCTGGCCGCCATGTTGGTGATGGTGATGAGGGCGGCGCCGGTCTGCGCTCCGGTGACGACGTAGTCCACCGCCCCGGCGGTGTGGGTACCGATGGTACCGATCACCTCTTCGAGATATCCGGTGAGCGGGACAGAGTAGTCCGTCGCGTCACCGGAGGCGTCAGTCAGGATGGTCACCGTGCGCTTCATGACTACGGGCTCAGGTCGATGTAGGTGACGATCACCTTGGTTGAGCCCGCCGTGGCGGACGCGGTGTTGGTCCACGTGGCCACGAGCTGCGTGGCAGCCGCCAAGTACTGCGGGGCCTTCTCGTCGTTGTTGGTGCCACCGATCATGCTGGCGTCGGTGTTGGCTGCGGCCGACGGGTCGAAGTCCGACGGGTCGATGTAGGCGTCGGTGTTGCCGCTGACCCCGACCTCGAAGGTCTTGGTCGTGTCGCCGTCCATCGCGGTCGCGACGACGGCCTGCACGTTGAGCAGGAGGGAGTCGGCCGGGACGAGGGTGCAGTTGGCGCTCTGCGCGGTGCCGCCGGCGCTGGAGTCCACCGTGGTGATGTCAGTCTTCGGGACGAGGCCCGCATACATGGCATTCAGCTGAGCAGCGGTCACGGTGCAGCCGTCGCAGAGGGAGGTGATCTCCGCAGCGGTGGCGGTGTTGCCGTCGCAGACGGCATTGACCTCGGCAGCCGTCGCAGTCTGCTCGGTTCCGCCGACGTTGATTTTCTTGACCCAGACTTCGCAGTCCTTGTGTCGCTTGATCGTGTCTCTGGGCATATCTATCCCCTGTTGTTTCGAGTGATGGTGTAGCGCACGTGCGTGACCATGTCGTCCGCTGCGGCGTCGACGGCGTTGATGTCGTAGACTCGCAGCATCTCACCGGCCTGGAGGGGAATTCCCCCTGGCGGCAGTGCGCAGTACATTTCGGTGGACCCCGAGAACTCGGCTGCCTGGGGCATCCCGGCGCCCCAGTTGAAGACGCGGCTCAGGCTGGCCTCGACGACCACGCCGCTCCGGAAGCGGAACAGCACGTCGCTGGCGCTGTCGAGCACCTCGACCACCACGTCTCGGTCGCCGACCGTGGCGGTCGTGGCCAGCTCCACTCGGAGCATGACGACCGTCCAGGTCCTCCCGGCGTCTACCGTCAGAATCGTCTTGTCGGAATCATTGGCGGCTTCGTCGCTTACGGACTTTACGACGTCTCCGTAGTTTACGCTCACCAGTACTACCTCCTGTAATCAGGCTCTTCCACTCCGACTTCAGTCCGGACTGGTTGAGCTGCTCGTTGATCTGCTTCGCTGTCATTCCACCATGGGTGGTGAGCTTCTCGACGAGGTCCTTGAGTTGTTCGACGTTGGCGTCGATCACCTTCTGATCGTACACCTTCTCGCCGTTTTCGTCCTTCTTTCCTGTCGCGATGATCGACTCGTACGCTCCCCGGCTCTCGAAGAAGAGGGACTTGCCGTAGTCGATCTCGTAGAACCTGGCCCCCAGGAGCGCCACGACCTCCAGGGTAGCGTTGTACTTCTTCTGGTCCCTGACCCCCAGCCCGGCGTAGCGCCAGGGCTTGATCCCGTGCGTGACGCCGAGGCCCTGAGCCACGCGGTCGATGGTCCTGAGCCCGCCGCCAGCCCGGGAGAAGGAGTAGTCGAGACCCCGGAAGAAGTTCTCCGCCTTGCCCGCGCCCTCGATCATGATCTTCTTGCCGTACTGGTCGCGGTTCATCATCAGCCAGCTGATGAGGGTCTCGGTCATCGGATCTCGCGCAGTCACCGGCGAGATCAGCTCCTTGGCGACGTCCCAGAAGTCTGTGTCCTTGTTCTTCACCGCCTTCATGCCTGCTACGAAGGTTCTCATGAGGTCGGCGGAGGCGAACAGGTTGGTGATCGAGAGGGCCATACCCCTCTTCCCCGGCTCGTGCGTGACCATTACCTGCAGGTCATTTTCGTACCACGGGGGGCCGACGCGGTGGATGAACTCCTGCCCCTTGAAGAACATGGCCTTGCGGGTCTCTTCGTTCTCGTCGTCTCCGAAGCCCATCGCCTTGAAGAGTGGAATGACGCCGTTGTTGATGATCGCCCCCAGGACGGACGCGCCGACGACGTTGTGGACAGTGATTCCGATCATCCGCCGGATAGCTCGGCCCTTCCACTGTTCCTTAGTCAGGTTGATATCGGGGGCCTGCTTCCACTTGGCTCCCATGGGGCCCATGATTTCGGCATGGTGCATCTCGTGGCGCAGCATCTTGAGGTTGTTCTTGAAGTTGCGGTACGAGGCCTCGGCAGGGAACCGGGCGAACGGGGCGAGAGGGAACACGTCGGAGAGCTTCTGCAGCCACTCGGGGACCTTGTCGTAGTTCGGGGTCATGTTTCGGACCTCGAACGCGGCCATCTTCATGGCGTCCTTCTTGTCGACCCCCTGCTCCACCAGCCGCTCGGTGAGAACCTTGAAGATGATCAGCTTGGGCGCCTCGTCACCGGCCTTGTAGGCGCGGACTAGGAAGTCCCACGTCATCTTGATGGGCTTGACCGTCGCGCCCTTCGGCGACAGCCACTTGGTCTGCGCGGTGGGGATCTTCAGCTCGGTCATGTCCTGGTACCGCAGGGCAGCGTCCACGCTGAAGATGTCGTGGTTGCCGAGGTTGTGGGCGTAGAACTCCTCGGCAGTCTTGTTGAGGTCGTCCATCTCTATCTTACTGAGCGGCGTGCCGGAGGAGAGCTTCGCGAAGAGCTTGACGGCGTCGCCCATCCGCCTCGGGTCGTAGATCCCGAGGGACATCATGATCGACGGCCAGGCAGCGATGTTACGAGCCTGCGTGGGGAGGTTGCCGACGGTGAGGTTCGCCTTGACCACGCGGGCGCCGGTCATGTACCACTTGGCGAGCTGCCGAGCCGAGTTCATGTCCTGGCCCATCATCAGGCGACGCTCGAAGTCCTTGATGATCTCGGCCGTGTCCTTGTCGGTGTACATCGGCCCGCCCTTCTTGCGGACCATCGGGTTGACCGAGGCGTCACCCCTGATCGGGACCGGGTTCACGCCCTCCGGGACGTTCGCCTTCTTCTCGAAGATGCGTCTCTTGGACGGGGCCTTGGCCCGGTCCTGGAGGAGCATCTCGGTGAGGAACGTCGCGGTCGCGATCTTCTCCATCGCCTCTTTCACGGCGATGCCGTAGGACACCGTGGGGTCCTTGATCTCGCCGTAGAACTCCCGCATCACCTTCGGCAGCTCGCCCTCCGTCAGGACCTGGATCTTGCCGTTAACCTTGCGGACCCGTCGGTCGCCAGCCTTGGCTACCTGCCCTTCCTTGAGCCCCTTGTGGGCCTGCTGCTCGACCGCGTTCGCCGCCTTCCACTGGGAGATCTTCTTCCGCTTGCCCAGCTTCTTGTTGGGCCTGGCGGTCCCCAGCATCTCTCTCATACTCACGTCGGCGATCCCGATCAGCTCGTCGTGCATGGACTGGCTATGGTTGGCGACGGCGTCCAGGGTGACTGCGCCGCTGTAGTTCCCGCTGGTCTCCTTCATCCACCGGTCGCCCAGCACGGTGTTCTCGATCATCCACTTGCGCATCGCGTCCCAGCGCGGCTTGTCGTCCAGCTGCTGCTGAAGGAACGACCTCTTCCCCATGGCCTGCCCCACCAGCTTGGGGTCCTTGGTGTGGTGTGCAGCGTAGACCCGCTGCATGTGCTTGCCGAGGTTATCCTTGACCGCCTCCAGGAAGGTGCCCTTGAAGACTCCGGAGTTGATGATCTTCTCCTCGATCTGAGTCTTGTGGTCCCGGATCGCCTGGGTCGCCTCGACCACGGCAAGAGTCTTCGGAGTCTTCGGGTCCAGCCCGAGGGCTTTCGCTGTCGCGAGGTCACCGGTTGTGAGGTGATCGTAGATCTTCTCCCGCAGCTCGCGGAACTGGGAGGAGTTCAGCATCTTGGCCTTGACGTAGGCGTCAACGGCCTTGTCGAGGATCTTGGAGTTCTCCTCGACCTTGTACAGCTCCGCGTTGACCATCCCCTCCCTGCCCTCGTGGAGGGTCTCGGTGTCGTGCGGGCGCCCCTGGTCACCCGAGAACACCTTGCCGGCCTGGTAGGCGAACTCGTCGCTATCGATGTTCCTCTTGATGTCCTCGACTCGCTGGCTGTAGGGCATGATCCCGACCGCGTCAGGGTCACGCTCGACCATGGGGGCGGGGAGGTCGTCGTCCGAGTCGAGAGCTTCGTCCAGCTCTTCGGCGACCCTCTCGTCCAGCCTGGGCACGATGCGGTGCGACTCATCGGTCGCCTTGGCCTTCTGCTGAGGCTCGGCAGCCGCCTCGGGCTCGCCCTTCTTGGTGACTCTGACGAGCTTGCCCTTGCTGTTGTAGGCTGCGGTGAAGCCGTCGCCGAGGTCCTCGTACGTGTGCTCCTCGGGGAGCCTGGCGAGGGCAGCCTTCGAGGGGGCAACGAACTTCTCCAGCCCCGCCAGCTCCTTCTTCCACTCCACCAGGTCAGCCTCGATGCTCCCGGTGATGTCCTCCTCGGCGCCCTGCTTCTTGAGCCGCTCGACGATTGCCTCGTACTCCGGCACCATCACGCGCAGCTCTTCCAGCCGCCTCCGCTTCTCGGGGGTCAGCTCCCGCGCCTTCTTCCCCTTTGGAACGTTGACGGGGCGAGGGCGCTCGGCGACCTCTTCGGAGACCTCGCGCTTCTCGATGGTCTTGACGAGCGTGCCCTTGCGGTTGTAGACCTCGACGTTACCGTCCTTCTCCTTGTAGGTGAACTCCGCGGGCTCAGGGCTCCACTTCTGCCGAACCATACCCGGGCGCTGGAGAAGCTGGCGGTTCCCCTCACCGCGAGATCTCTTCCTCTTCCTCTTGCCCTTCGAGTCCTTCGGGTGCAGCTTCTTCCACCGCTCCCTCAGGGCATTCCTCCGAGCCTCGTTCTGCCTGATCTGAGTCGTCTGATCGGACGCAGCCAGGATGGCCGGGCGGTCCTCGGGGCTCGCTATCTGGTACAGCCGCCGCAGCTCCTCCAGCTCGCTCTCAAGCTCCTTGGGGCGAGCCTCGACCTTCTTGCGGCCCGCCTCGATCTGAGCCAAGGCCTTGTCGATCCCATCGGTGTCGACTGGAGGTGCCCCCTCCCACTCTCGGTCGACGAGAATCTCCTGCATCGCCTTCCGCGCAGCTTCCACCTCTTTGAAGTTGGCTATGTCGCGGGGGTCATCCGAGGCCTCGTACGGCTTCCGACCCTTCTTGAAGTCATCCCCCCACTGGATCTTCTCGAAGTACTCCGGGTCTTCCTCCAGCAGCTCGCGCATCTCGTTGCGCAGGTCGGCATACTCCAGCCGCATCTCCTCCAGGACAGCCTCATCCTGAGCGCGGGCTGCGGGCGTCTTCGTCTTCTTCAGCTTCGCATCGGCCTTGGCGCTCAGCCCGGCCTTCTTGATCTCGGCCATCTCGGCCTTGACCGCTTCGGCCTCGGCCTTGATCTCGTCGACGGTGACGCCTTCCCGCCGCCTGACCGAGCCATCCCTCGCCTCACTGCGAAGCTGCTCCAGCTTCAGTTTGAGGTCCGCATAGCTCGCCCGCTTGGCCTCCACCAGACGAGCCTTGAGATGCTTCAGTCTGCGGGCGATCTTCTTCTTCTTGCCCGGCTTGGCCAGCGCAAGCTTCGCTTGCTCCCTCTTGATCTCCGCCTCCAGGTGGGCGGCGTGGACCTCGGGCTCGGCCAGCTTGAGCTTGTTCTGGCCTCGCTCCTTCAGGACTCGCAGCCGCTGGGCAATCTCGCGGACCCGACCGTGGATCAGGTTGAGGCGTTCGCGCTCCAGGACGTAGGCTCTGTCGATGTCGCCACCGATGTTCTCCAACCCCTCGGGGGGAGTACGCCCGTCGTCCATGTCCTCGTCGTTGACCCTGTCGAGGTCACGGTCGATCTCGCGCATCCGGACGCGCCAGTCCTGGTCGGGCTTCTCGTGGACTGGCTTCTCGACGGGCTCCTCGTGGACCTGCTTCCAGACTACCGGACCGGGCTCGCGCTCGTCACGTTCGATGAAGTTGTCGAGGATCTGGAGGTTCTCTTCGCTGCTGTGGGCGAAGTCCTCGAACGCTTTTCTGCTGGCAGACTTCTTCCGAGAGACGTCCTCGGGCTCGCCGAACTTCTTGCGGAAGGCCTCGTCGTGAGCCTTGTTGCTGCGGACCGGGCTCCACTTCACTGGGCCAGCCTCAGGCCCGATGCGCTCGACCTTGGCGTCTTCCTCGGACTCGCCCGCGATGACCATGTCGCCGAGCGGGTCCGCCTCGATCGCCTCGATCTGGGCCTTGATCTCCGCCGCCTTGGCCAGGATGTCCTCGCGGATTGGCTCGGTGGGAGCCATCCGGTATCTCTTGCGGAGATCTTCCAGCTCCAGCTCCAGCTCGGCGATCTCCTCTGACCCCGGACCCTCCCAGGTCTGATCGTCAGGCCCGAACCACCCACGCTCCTCGCGCATCTGCTCGCTGGTCGGCATGTAGTCGATGGCTCGGGACGCCTCGTCATCCGGCCACTCCGGAATCAGCGTCTCGTTCATCGGCCCCTCGATGCGTGAGGGGAGGCGATCGTACGGCCCTATGAGCTTCTGCTGCCGCTCGTCGACCGGGAAGCTTCCCATGATGTCTTCTGGCGACACCTCAGGGCCAGGTGGAGCCTGATACGGAATCCGCTGCGACGCCTTGGACGGCTCGACGATCGGCGCGGCGGCTCCCTCGAACGCGAGATGCGCCCCCGTCACCTCGTTCTCTTCGGCCAGCTTCGCAGCAGTGGTCTGGAAGTTGGCTGCCGCTCCGATCGTTCCGATCGCCCCACCGCCGGCGGCGCCAAGGCCACCCTCGATGAAGCCACGCCAGAGGACGTCGGCCACCGTCTCGGGGCCGCGAGACTCGCCGGCCTCGAACACCATCTGAGCGCCAGCCTGGGACGCCTCGGTGGCCCCCTCGCTCAAGGCTGCCTTCATGATCCCCGGCATCTTGGCGGCCAGCATCTTGTAGGCGCCCTCGCCGTACTTCTTGGCCACGCTGTCCATGGCGGCCTGCATGCCCCTGACGCCCCCGGCCTCCAGGAGGCCGGCCACGGCACCGTAGGCGAAGGCGTTGAAGGCGGCCTGCTGCTTCCCGAACGCCAAGTTGTCGGCTGCCCCGGACTCGATCCCCTCGCCGTAGTGACTGCCGCCCTCCAAGACCATCCCCGTGGTGGCGGCAGCCGCCGGCGCCCAGGCGGCCGGGATCAGCGCCATCCCCGCCGTGGCTGCCATGTTGGGCAGGCTCTCCAGGAAGGTGAGCCCCGCAGCCCTGGCCGTCCCGCCCCAGTCGCCCTCCTCGAACTCCGCCCGGATGTCAGTGTTCTCGGGCCGGATGCCGGCCGCCACGGCAGTCAGCTCGGCACCCCTCTCCTCGCGCCCTTCGGCGGAGGCCGTGGTGAGGTCACGCTCCCCGAACAGGCGGCCGAGGGCGTTGATCGGGGCCTCGAAGGTGGTGTCCTCCAGGAGGCGTGCGCCGGCGCCGGCGAGGTAGTTGGTCGCGGCGCCGATTCCCACTCCGCCAGCTTTCAGAGCCCGAACGGCGCTGTTCTCTCCGGCCCTGTCCAGCTCGCTCTCTATCTCGTCCCACTCGGAGCTGAGGAAGACGTCGTCCGGGTTGCCCCCCGCCGGCGCCCCCCCGGGATGGCGGAAGTCCCAGGGCGCCTGCGGATTCGCATCGGCCCACAGTCCTTTTCCGGCTGCTCGCGCCGCCTCCATCGCAGCCGCCTGCTCGGGGTCCTTGGAGTAGCGGTCGTAGTCCCAGGCTAGGCCAGCCTCGATCATGCGGCGAGCGAAGTCCTCGCCTCCCGGTTCGAGCGAGGCGACCGTCCGCCCGAAGGGGTCCACGTCACGCGGGGTGACTCGGGTCTCCTGCCCGCTCAGCAGCTCCTCGGCAAGCATCCGCGAGTGGCGGGCGAAGGGCTGCCCGTGCTCGGGTGCGTCGATGCCGAAGACTCGCAGCCTCTCCTCGGCCGTCCTGACCGTGTCGCCGTCGAGTACGTCGTACTCGGGATTGAGGAAGACCTTGTCCGGGTTATCCTCCTCCTTCTTGCCGAACAGCCGCTCCCATAGCGACAGCTCCTCTTCCTCTTCGCCGTCGAGGTAGTCGAACTCTGGACCCAGGATAGGGTCAACCCAGCCCACTCCTAGTATCTCCCTGGAGTGAACCCGCCGGAGTCTACACCCGTGGGCGCACCCGTGAAGAGGTGGTCAAAGAAGGTCATCGGGGCCGGGTACCTCTGCCTGATGATGGTGTACAGCTCTCGTCGAGCCGCCTCGGACTCGGGACCATCACCTTTGTAGACCTTGTACATGGCTCTCTGCAAGTCGTCGTCACTGAGCCCCTGCTTCCCCAGGCTCTCAATCAGCTTCTCCTTGCGACGCTCGGCCTTCTGGACGTCGTTCTCGGTATTGATCCCACCTCCCGGCTTCACCGTGGGGTCATCCTCGGGGAGGCGCGGCCCGATCAGCGTCGCAAGCTGACGCGAGAGTTCGTCCTCCGGGGTCAGCGCATTCGGATCTTCCTCCCGGAGGGCGCGGGTTGCGAAAACTTTCTTCTCCACCGCGCCGAACAGCTTCGGGTCCGGCGACATCTTGTAGAGACCCGTCGGGTACCCCTTCCCGGTCTTCTCGTCGTACTCCATCACGGGGACGAATGCGTCAAGGTCGAGTATCGCCTGTGCGACCTCCCTCGGAAGAGGCTTCCCGTCCGCGTCCCTTATGAGGTCGAGCATCGGATTGTCTCTTCTCGCCTTGTCTCGTGCCTCGGCTTCTAGTCTTGCGCGCTCCTTCTCCTGGAAGGCGATGGCGTCGCGGTTGGCTCTGGCCCTGAAATCGTAGTCCACTCCGAGCTTCTTCTCGTACCGCTCCATGTCCCGATCCCCGGCCTGGATGGCCTCGATCTGACTGCGGTCTGTCATGCCCTGGAAGCGGGGGTCTCCCCCTGGCTTCGTCATGTGCTCGACAAACAGGCGGTCGGTCATCCTCTGGCCCTCTTCCAGTCGACCCCTCTGGTCCCTGTCGGCCAGCTGCCTCTCGTACACTTCCGTAGCCCTTGCATCGGCGGCCTTCTCCCGCTCCATGTCGTACCTGTCGAGGCCGCGCTGGTACTTGAGCTTCTCCGCAGCCTCCTCTGCCTGCTTGATCTGAGCGAGCTGCTGCTGCTCGTGCTGGCGGCCGGCGAGCAGCCCCTTGGACAGGTTCCCCATGCCCTCGCCCAGTCGGGAGCCCGACAGGGCGGAGCCGATGGCGAGCATTCGATCGCCGGCGAGAGCTGAGCCTATCCCGCCCTGCGGCGTGCCGAACCGGGGGTCTTCCCCGTACACGTTGTCGTAGTACTCGGGCGTCCCCTTGAGCCAGTCCAGGAAACCCATGTCTAGCCTCCTCCGCTACCTGCGGCGTAGCCTGTTGCCGCGCCTCCCAGTGTGTTGGCCCACACGTCCATGGGGACCTGGCCGTAGGCTGCGCCCGGCTGCTGCTGGTTCCGGTACTGCTCGTAGAAGGGAGAGCCTCCCGCGTTGATCATCCGGGCCAGGTTGCCCAGGTTGTCCCAGGGGTCGACTCGGCCGGCGTTGCGGGCCCGGTCGACGCCCTGGTTCATGCCGAACGCCTGCTGAAGGCCCGCCATGTCGAGCTGCTGCTGACTCTGGCCGAGCTGAGCACCCATCATCTGGTTCTCGGCCAGCGCCTGCCCGCCGTAGAGCATGTTCTGGTTCTGACCCAAGATCGCCTGGAGCGCCATGTTGGACATCTGCTGCTGGTGGCCAAGGTCCATGCCGTAGCGGGCCGTCCCCGCCGCCGAGGCCTGCCCAGCGCGAGCGGTAGCTGCCGCAGTGTTGGCGTTCTGGCGGGAGTTCTCCCAGCCGCCACCCATCCCCGCGTACTGCATCTGCCTCTGGTTGAAGTCGTTGTAGTCCTGGTAGTGGGCCTGGGTGTTCATGTCACCGAGAGTCTTGCCGTAGTCGCTGGCCGCGAGGCCCTGAGCGAGCTGGAAGGCGCCCGACCCGTAGCGACCTGCATTGGCCGCGTTGGAGTTGATGCCTTCGATACCCCGCTGGTACTCGCGGGTGGTGCCACGCGCTGCGGCGTCGATCATCTTCTGGAGGTAGGGGTTCGACTCATAGTCGGCATTCGCCCGCTCATAGGCCAGGTTCTCGAAGCGACCTGGTCCAGCTCCGGCTCCGCCGCCGCCGCCCCAGGAGGCGTTGTATCCGCCGCCGCCCGCTCCACCTGCGCCGCCCTGCCCGCCCGGCTGACCGAACCCAGCCGCCATCGCCTGCTGGATGTACTCGTTGATCGGCCCGCCGCTGACGTTCTGCCATGCCTGATTCTGCCAGTCGTTGGTCGCCCCGCCCATCGCCTGCTGGGAGAAGTCGCCCACGGCCTGCCCGAGCGGGTTGCCGCCCATGGCGTAGTTGGACATGTAGTCCGCAATCTCGCGGGTGTTGCGGCCAGCTCCGCCGCCACCCTGCCAGGTCGACGGGTCCTGGTACATCCGCATCGCCTCCTCGACGATGTAGCGGTTGTAGTCCTCCATCGGTCCCTGGTTGGTACCGGAGGTGCCGTAAAGCTCGGTGGGCTGCGAGTTCTGCTGCTGCCAGTCGTTGTACTGCTGCGCCTGCTGATAGCCTCCGTAGGCTCCAGCGAGAGCGCCGACTCCGGCTCCGTACCCCATAGTATTCTCCTAGACTAGCAACTGATTCTCGGGCTCAGATGCGACGTGGATGGTGGTGCCGGCAGCCACGACGGTCCCTACGGTGCCCCCCGTCCACGTAGACCACTGCCCATTTACCGTGTACGCATACGATGTCGCCGGCTGACAGTTCGCGCTCAAGTACTGCGCCACGAGCGTGACCTGCTCGCCGGCAGTCACCGGCGCGTGATTGACGGTCTCCACCGTAGTGCCGTTCTCCTTGAGCAGAACCGTGAACTTGTCGGCGGCGGTGAACGAAGTGGCCTGGAACCTGAGAACCAGAGTGACTCGAATCTTGACCGGGACAGGCGGCGTCATCACCACCGAGAGCCCCGTCACGTCAGCGGCGGTGCCACTGTTGTAGATCTTGCCGGAGGCCAGGGTGCCTTCCTTACTCATCCCCGCCAGCGACACCTCACCTAGCATGTTGAGAGCCTCGATGATCTCCCGCTGAGTCGCCCCGTCAGGGAGCGGAAGCAGACCGCCTTTGATGACTCCTATGTCGCTCATCAGCGCACCGCGTACATGACTTCAAAGCCCTCGATCTCGGCGACGTAGACTTCAGTATTGGTGCCCATCGTCCGCTCCAGCTCGAACTGGAACTGCCACACCTGGTGGAAGGCCGTGTCCGGGAGGCTGATCCACCCGGCGTACCCGGCCCGATCGTTCGTATTCATGTCGTCGGTCGAGTTGGCCGTGTAGGTGTGAGTCGTGTCGCCCCAGTGGTTGCGCCCCTTGACCGTGACGTTCCACTGCGGGACCTGAGTCGCACTGGCGTCGGCGGCGATGTTGTAGACGACGCGGATTCTCTTCGGGCGATGGTCGGTCGGGCGCCCGTCGGGCGCCTGAACCAGGTCGATGTACCCGGTGCGGAGCTTGAGCTGATCGCTGAGCAGGAACGGCGCAGAGCCAGGAGTGGCCACGATCCCGTGCTCTGCTGAGAACCCGAACACTCGCTCATCCCCTGACACCCCTGACACTCCTGCAAACAACAGGTCCCTTCCCGGGACGAATGAAGTGTCCACCGGCGGGTTGTCGAACACATACTCTGTAGTCGAAGTGTTACCAGAGGGGTTGGCGTGGTCTTCCATGCGGACAATCGAGAACCGATCATCAACGTAACTGTACGCCACGAGGAGGTAGTTGAAGATGGCCGAGTCGCCATCCTCCACCGGGACTCCCCACACCACCGTCCCTGTACATGCGTCGTGCCCGGCACTCAGCAAGTACGTCGTGTCTATGGACCAAGTAAACGCATCAGAGTCGAACCCGGCGTCTATCCATCCAATAGAGTCAAGAAGAGTCCTCGTTATCCGATGCAACCCCAGTTCGACAATCTCCCCGCTCAACCCTCTGTATACGCACGGCCCATTCGGCCCCCACCAGTACACGTCAGTCCCCACGACCTTGATACTGTGCGGCCAGGAGCAACCGATGTTCGACGACACCAGCCTGAACGATGCCCCGAAGGGACCGCCCATCTGCATCCGGTAGATGCCGCGATGCTTGAAGATCAGGGCGTAGTCATGCGACCCCGCAATCCCAGACACCTCGCCCAAATCATCGTAGAGGTCCTGGTAGTCGGTACCAGTCGGGGTCGCACTGGCGGCCACCTGAGTAGTAGGGTCAGACCAGTCCAGGATGTCGTCGCGCCCGCACCATGCCACACGGTAGGGGTTCTCGTCCGCCCCGTCACCCAGCGTGCCAGAGTGCTTAGTGTTGCCGATGACCACGAACTGCCCTAGCACTCCGATGCACTTCGCCCGGTATGGGTAGTCACCACCAGTGGTGGCAGAGGCGAAGTTGTCAGCAGTCCCGTAGGTTTTATACTGCACCTCATCGGTCCACCCGTCACAGGCCAATATGTAGTTCCCAAACTGAGCGAACCCCCAGCCCCAGTCGCCAGGAGTATAGTTGCCTGGGCTCCTATCAGTGGCAGTCCACGGAGGAGACGCCCCCGCCGAAGCTACCTCGTACAATCTTTTTCCCGCTCCAGCGGCAACATAAATCTGATACTGAAAACTGCCGACCGCAGCCGCAATTCCGCCCTGTATACTGCCGGTTGTAAGGCTGCCGCTCAAGTTCTGTACGGGCCACGTCGGGATGTACTTCATGCCATATGGCCATACCTGCTGACAGTACGTCAACCCCCCGTTGTTCAGCTCCCCCATGTCGGGGAGGAACTCCCCGAACGGAATGACCCTCGTCTTCGCGTCAGCCACTAGAAGTATCCCTCCACCTGCGACTTCATCTGCATCATGTCCCGCTCTGCCACCAGGTCGCGCCAGGCCTCCTCGTAGATGACCCTGAACCTCTGGGCCGACGCATCGTCCTGGGTTCTGGTCAGGCAGTAGTGGTAGCCCGCAGCAGCCCGCAGCAGGACCTCGCCGCGGGTGAACATCTCGTTGGTCTCGGTCGTTGAAGAGGTCGTGAACTCCTTGCCGGACGAGTCCCGCATGGGGTCCTTCAGGTAGTCGTAGGCGATCGTGGTCGCCGACGACGGGGTCGGGTAGAGCACCATTGCCTCGTCGATCCACGCCCAGTGCGTCGGCGTGCCCGTCGGCGTGGAGGAGGTCTGATGCTGCATCCGGTGCATCTGGCTCTGAGAGACCATCGTCAGCTCAGAGTAGAGGGATGCGTTGTCGACGCGGACGTGACTGATTCTCATTGCCGACGCATCGACGAAAGCGCCTCGGGGGTAGCTGTCTACCCCCGAGGCGGTCGAAAACGTCGCCGACTCAGAACTCCACGGGAACTCCTTGCTGCGGTGAGACTTCAGAGCGGTGATGACGGCACGACTTACGATCGTGTCGTCATTGTACTCGTGGACTTCCTCAGTGAGGGCATCTCGCAGAGTCTGAAAGTCGGACATCGGATCACCAGTACCAGACGCCCATGCTGTACTCGCCCTGGGCGATGGTGGTGGCCGCCGCCTGGAAGGTGAAGCACAGCTCACCGTACCCGTTGGTCCCGGAACTCACGACGTGAAGGGCGTCCTTCCCATCGGGAGAGCTGAGGCCGGACGGATAGAGGGTGCCAGAGGTGGCCGACTGGCCCAGAGTGGTGCCAGTCAGGAGTACCGTCTCGACGGTGTCCTCGATGACGCTGATGTCCAGGATCGCCGTCGGCCCGCCAGAGTCGATGTCATCGACCTCGTAGTAGACGCTCAGGATCTTGCACCCGTCGGGGACCTTGATGAGCTTCACGATGCTCCCGATGGTGCCGTCCATGACGGTGGTCGTCGGGTTGTCGGTCATGAAGTACCAGGTCGGGCCGATCGGCGCTCGGACTCCGGTGGCTGAGTACAGCCGGTTAGTGCTGTCCCACTGGACGCTGGTGGAAGTAGTCGCCATAGCGTCCTCCTATACGGCCGAGTACGTCGAGAGTACGAGAGACCCGTACGCTTCGGTCGTACCGTCGCTGTTGTCGAACTGCGATCGCTTCACGCCCCAGATGGTCTGGGCGTTGATCGACTGTCGGTGGTGGTCGTTGTTGATGACGCTCCACTCCAGGTGGTCGTCACCGCCGTAGCCAGCGCCCCAGCCGATCCACGCAGCCTGCGCCCCGAAGAAAATGGCTCTTCGACAATTCGCCACGCTGGTGGTGATGGTGGTCGCGTCGACGCCCAGAGGGATCTGGTCGTGGACGTGGAGATGGACGTTGTTCCAGTCTCCGAGGTAGCCCTTCTCCCATGCGGAGTTCTTGAGCTTGCCGTCGCCCTCCAGCTTCGCTCGCTGGATGTCAGCGACCGAGTGCTGGCCGAGGTCGGTCCTGAGGTCGTCCCACTGCTGAGGGTGCATGACCAGGTTGTAGAACCCGTCAGGTCCCGGAGAGATGCGATAGGAGCCTCCGACGTCGGAGGAGATCGCGTAGAGGACGCACTTGTTGATGGCGTCGACATTCATGGTCGCGGCATCGTCGCCCGCGACGCTCGCGTCGGTCGAGTGGGTGGTGGTGTCCCCGTTCGCCCAGACGTGGTGGTTGTCGTCGATGAGGATGCAGGCGTTGGACCCGCAGAGCTTGTAGTCGACGCTGGTGGAGGTGACTCCGTTCAGATGACACGGCCCGTAGCCGGCGAGCTGATTGATGATCGCCTCATCGTACCGGTGGCCCCACCACTCTGAGAGAGCAGTCAGGGTGTCCTGATACAGGTCGACGTCGATCCGCTGCTGGCTGACGGGATCGTCCAGCTCGTGGGATTCCGCGAGGTAGTCGATCTTGAAGGTGTCATGCTGATAGGAGTTGGACCCGCCGTAACCGACGATGGGGTCGGTAGCGCCATGACCGCGTCTCGTGTAGTTCGAGGCGCGGAAACGCTTGTTGACGGTGTCACCCTTGCCCTGCTCGAAGTCCTCCTCGACGAAGCACGCCGAAGAGCCCTTCCCGACAAAGTTCAGCATGAACTGCTGGTTCTGAGCCTCCAGACACAAACTCGAAGACCAAATGGGCCCGCGAGCTTCGCCTGATCCCGTGGTGATCCGGGTAGACATTTGTATTCACTCCAGATTGTTCTCCTCTGAAGCCCGGCCTTACACAAGCCGGCGCTCTACCCGTAGTTAAGGTCTAGCGGAACCCTCAGCCTTAAGCTCGTCGCTGGATCAGAGCCTCGCTTTAAGGTGCGGCAACCCTCGGCCTCGCGACCGGAAAAGTCTCAGGGAGACCTCCACTGTTGAAGGGAGTGGGCACCCCTTATCCCTCACCGAGGGATAGAATTCTCGCCTTGGACATCAAGTCTCGCACTTTCTCGATTCCATGGTCTCGAACATACCTGTTCATCTCTGCCGTCGTTACTCTACCATCAGCCCACGCCTGAGGGGAAGGCAGGCCCGTTCCGGAGGTCCCGCCTGAGCTGAGGGGCGCCGTCGCCCCATCCTCGACTGCCCGCATGGCAGCGTCGATTCTGGCGTCTGCCGGCGGACGCGGCGGCGGAGGCGGAGGCGGCTGGGACTCGGCCCCGAGGCCAGCCCGCATCGCGTGGTACTTTCTGTCGACGAGCGCCCCTGGGCTGATGTTCTCCCGGGCAGCCTGCTCGATGATCCCTCTCTCGATCTTGGAGATTTCCCTGAGCCGAGCCTCAGGCGGGTGGTTGGCCACTACCTCAGCCTCGATGGCCCTGCGCACGGCCTTGTACCGGTCCTTGTAGCCGGGGTTCGCATCGGCGTAGTCGGCCGTCACGTCTGCGGCTCGCGCCTCCAGGGCTTGATATACCTGAATCTGCTGCTGCTCGTAAGCCCACTGCTGCTGCCGGCGCTGCTGATTCTGGTACTCGGTGACGAGAGCCTGCTTGATGAGGTTCAGCTCCTGCCGCTGAGAATCGAACCGATGGTCCAGGTATGCCCTCGGGTCCTCATCGAAGTCCGGTCGAGGCTGGGGCTCTTGAGGCTGCTGAGGCTGCTGAGGCTGCTGCTGAGGCTGCTGCAGCTGCTGCAGCTGCTGCTTCAGTCCGTCGATCTCTGCCTGTAGAGCATCTCTTGCGGTAGCCCTCTCCTTGAAGAAGGTGTGGGTCGGCGGCGGCTGCTCGGTGTACGTCTCCTCAGAAGTGACCTCCGGCTCGGCGGCTTCGAGTTCCGGCTCCTCCGGTTCCGAGTCAGGTTTTGCCGACTCAGACTCTTCCCCGGAGGAGTCCGGAATCTTTTCTCGCATGAAATCATTCCACCCTCGCGTCTCGGCCATCTCGTGGAGGCCTTCGGCCAGATCCTGACCGACTTCTGCGCCGGCACTCTCGATTGCGTCACTCATTGCGGTGCTCCCCCCTGCTGAGGCGGACCCTGCGGAGGTCCACCCTGCTGTTGTTGCTGCTCCATCTGTTGCTGTTGAACGAACTGGGACATCTGCTGGAACAACTGCTGCTGACTTTGCGGGTCAAGCCTCTCGACGAATGACTGCATCATCGTGTTGACCTGCCCCATCGACTTCCCGAACTCGTACTCCTCCTTGAGTTCCTTCGCCCCTCGCTCCGCGTCGGCTGCCGGCAGACCAGGCAGCGAACGAACGAACGAGTCAGCAATCGAGGCCAGCGCCGGGAACTTCTCCATCATCTCGACGAAGAGGTTGGTGTTCCCGAGGACCTGCCAGAGCTGCTGCTTCTCGGTGACGGTGGCAACTCCGGTGTCGACCACGACGTCGTACTCCATGATGTCCTGGTCGTAAATCAGGCTGATCGGAGTCACGGGCTCTCCGGTCTGCTCGTCGACTATCGGAACGAGTTCCTCCATCCCAGTCTGCGGGTTCACCTGCTTCTGATGGGTCAGGCCCTCCACCGGCTCGGCCTCAAGGTACCGCTCGATATCCTGCGGCGCCGTGTACAGCTGGAGGAACTTCGCCAGTACCCGGCCCTTCGCGATCCGGTAGCTATGCAGGGAGTCCACGAGCGGCTGCAGGGTGGTCATCGTCTGACCCTGAAGGTTGCTGATCAGGACGTTCGACCGCTCGCTCGTGGCGGTGCCGATGCTGTACTCGGAGATGCCGGTCATCGCCGGCAGGGAGGCCTCAGCCAGCCGCCACATCTCGGCCATTGCCGGGTTGACCGGCGAGGACTTGGTCTCCTCGATGCGCTTCTGAGCGATGGCCCCGTCGGCCACGGCGATGGGCATCCCAGGCGTGGCGATGTTGTCCTTGAAGTTCTTCGGGTCGAGAATGGCCCCCGGCTCGTACAGCCAGTTGCCCTTGCTCTGCCGGCTGACCTGCTCGATCATCGCCGTCGAGACCTTGGAGATGGTGAGCTGCGCTGGGTGCAGCTGCTTGACGATCCCGAAGAACCGCGTCCGGTGGTTCTTGTAGTCACGCTCGCGCAGCCCGGTGACGCACTTGTAAGGGAAGTCGTCGCACCTGAGCATCTTCGGACGCTGGAGCACCTCCCCCTTCTCTTCGTCGCCACCCACGTAGGCCTGGTAGCAGACGTCCCGGGTGAACGCGATCGGCTGCACCTGGCCGGCGACCTGAGGGTTGGCCTGAAGCTCCGCCATCTCCTTCTCAAAGTCCTTCTCTGGAAGCTCTACGCGGTTGCCGCTCATCGGGTCCACGTAGGCCAGCCACGGCTCGCGCTTCTTGAAGATGTACTCGTAGATCGGGATGACGCCGTCCTTGCGATTGGGTCCGGAGATCGGGACATGCTTGTTGTGAGGCTTCGGAGTCAGTCCACCTCGGCCCAGGGTGCCCCTCAGGTCGCTGATCTCCGTGGACACCTTCGGCCAGCGGATCTTCGCTTCCTCCTTTTCCCAATCCTTCTTCCGGATCACAAAGCGAGCATCCGACAGCCCGTCGTCGTCAGCGTCCGGGTCGGGGAACATCTCCCAGAGCGGGATGTGCTCATCGCTCACCCTGAATGGGAACCTGGAGGAGTCCACGTAGGTGAGGCTCCAACCGTAGCCGCAGGTCAGCGTGTCCAGCCAGGATGACGACTCGTTCCGGTGACCATCCGCCCTGGCGTAGTACATCCGGACGAGGTTCGTCATCCACTCGGCGACCTGCTGGTCGTGCTGACTCTTGCTGATCCCCTGAAACTGAATCTCTCGACGCTCCTGCATCTGCGAGCCGAGCAGGGAGTTGACGATCGTGAGTACGTAGTTGAAGTCAGAAATCGGACGCTCAGTCCGCTTCATCCTGTCCCGAGCCGCCTTCGGCCACGGGTCGCCAGCGTAGGTGCGGCAGTACAGGTCCCACTCGTCGGCGACCTCGCCAAAGAAGTTCTTGGAATCGCGCAAGCGGGTCCAGAACTTTTCGGCGAACCCATTCTTCCGACCGCTGAAGGAGTCTTCAGACTCGTTGCCAATCTTGATTACACGGCCCATGCGATGTCCTTGCTCCCCTTGCTCTTGTGTAGGTTCCGGGGTCTGAACTCCCGCAAGGTCTCATCAGTCACCTGCTTGCGCGGGAAGCAGACGAGCCCAGACATCTTCGGAGAATGCACCCAGCTCATGGCGTCCAGCATGTCGTCATGCCTCGCCCCGGTGCCGGCCGGGTTCCAGTGCTTCAGCTCCGAGTCGACCAGCTCGATCATCATGTCGACCGTCCGCCCCAGGGACTTGCGGTACATGGCCTTCCTCGGGAACACCCACTGCTTGTTCTGCATTTTGGGCTGCATCCTCTCGATCCTGATCTCCTTCCGAGTCTTCTCATCGAAGATCGCGATGGAAAAATCGAACTTCCGCGCCCTCATCTCAAGCTTCATGTGCTCGTGGTCACGAGCAGCCCCGACGGCCTCCATGATCACGCGCTGCGGGTTCCACTCCTCGACGAGATCGAAAGTGAGGTCAGTCAGGGTGCCGAGGTCGATCTTGTCCCTGTACAGGTCGAGGAGGTAGAACTTCCCGTAGGGGTTCCCCTGCATCAGGCCCACTACGGCGATGGCGGTGAAGTCAGAGTCCTTGTTGTCAGCCGCGTGCTTCTTGACCGCTGCGTCGATCATGATGTAGACGTTGCAGCCCGACGCGATCTCCTTGGGGTCCTCGTCGTACCATTCTAGCCAGCGCAGGTCGAACACCTGGTCACCGTCGGCGACCGGCTCGTTACGCATCTGGGCGCTGAAGGAGTAGGTGCCCATCTCGGCCTTCTTGGTGTCGACCCACTTCTTGGAGAAGAGAACGGGCGTCCGCCCATCCTCCTGGTATACGTCGTGCCGGCGCGTCTTCACCACGCCCTGGCGCTGAACGAAGTCCCAGGTGTCGGTGACCGCCCACCTGGTGCCGACCATGATCTTCTTGGTGTCGTCAGCTCCAAGGGCGCTTGACTCCTGCAGTGCCCGGTTCGACTTGGCGATCTGGTTCTCGTTGGTAACCGAGTCCCTGACCACGATGTCGTCGTAGATCATCCGGTCGAAGTGTGAAGAAACAGCTTGGCCAGCGGTGAGCCCGAAAACACAGACCGACGGCTCCATCGGATTGCCCTGTCTCTTGACGGTGATCGCTTGGCGCGTCCATGTGTCAGCCTCCTTCTCCGGATTCTCCCAGAAGATCTCCGGCCAGTGCCTCTTCAGAAGCTCGTTCCGCTCCAGCTCCAGGGAGATCTGACGCAGCATCCGCTCACCGGTGGCGTCGAGCTTGTGATGGATTATCGCAATCCTCAGCTCAGGGTCATGAATCAGCTGCCAGATGGTGAAGCTCTGCGTGAGGAGCGAGGTCTTGAAATGGTACCTGGGGCTCAGGTCGAGATGCCCGAACGGGCTCTCCTGAATCTCTCGGCACCTCATGAAGAGCCAGGGATGGTTGAACCAGGGCTTCCCGTAGTGGTCGTTGGGCTTGTCGCCACAGATGAGCGACCCCAGGCTCAGGCAATGGCGAACGAAGAACCAGAAGTCTCGCTCGCACCAGACCCTGAAGTTGGCCATGGTCCCGCCGAGCCCATTGCGATGGGGCCTGGTGGGGAGGTTCCCGATACCGGGAAGGCTCAGTTGCTCACCTCTTCCCTCGCATCGAACGAGGCGTTGGCTGCCGCCAGCGCCTCAGCAGAAACCCCGCGAGACGTCGGGAGGGCGGTCTCGCGCCGAGAGAGGAAGGCCGTGATTGCCGCGTTGTGGCCGTCCATCGCGGCCCGCATCCTCGCGTCCTCGATGATGGCGACCCACTCCTGCTCGACCTCGTCATACTTCTTCCGGAACTTCGAGTCGCTCTTCAGCCAGTAGCGAACGGTCTTCCATTTCTCCCCCACGGCCTTCGCGGCCGTCACTCGGCACCGGTGCTCGCGCAGAAGGGCTAGGAACTCGTCCTTGGTCTCGGTGAGGGGGGCGTGAGTCTTCAACTTCTCGCACCTCATGTCGAAGTGCGCGTTCTCGGCTCTCCACGCCTTGACCTGCTCCCGAGTCGCCCGACCGGACTTCTCGGCGTAGGCTTCCGCCTCCTGCCCCTGCCCATAGCGCCCGTAGTTCGCCATGAACTCGGACATCTCGGGGGACGAGTACTTCCTCACATCGAACCCTGCGACGGCTGACTGGGCCAGGGCGACCCCGGCATCTGCGGACTGTAGCTGGGCATCCAGCCGGGCGGCATTTGCACGGGCCCCCCGCCGAACGGGGACTGCGTGAGGTACCTGCTCGCCACAGAGTCCTGCATGGACTGTCCGAGCGGCAGCTGATGCATGGCCCCCAGCCCCTGGACGCTGTCCCAGGTCGGGCCCGGGTTCCGGAACTGCTCGATGCCGCTGTCGATGCCGCCTTCTCCTATCGCTCCGCCGGTGAACCAGGAGGCCGCTCCGCCCAGGAGCGCCTTGCCGGCGCCCGCAGTCCTGGAGTTCTTCATCCAGTGCTGGATGCGATCCAGCATCTGGGGGCCGTCGGCCTGCTCGCGCCCGAGAGCGTTACGCTCGAACTCGAAGGGGCCGGGACTATCGACATCGCCGGAGCCAGTCGCGGTGAACCTGGTCCCGTGCCCGCCCAGCCGCTGGCCGGTGAACCCGTAGTCCACGCCCGAGGACATCGGGACCATCCCCCAGCCGCCTGGGCCAGTGGATGACACGCTGCGAGCGTACGTCTCCGGATCGTAGGCGTCACCGGAGCGAGCGTTGACCTTCGGGTTGTAGGCGAACGAGGAGTTGGGGTTCTGGCGCAGGGACCACGCCTTGAGCGCCTGCTCCTGGTTCATGCCCGACGCCATCAGCTCCTCCAGCGATCCAGCCTCCTGCGCTCGCTGCAGGCCCATCAGGTCCACGCCGCCCCCGAACCTGGAGGCGAGGTCCGCCATGGCGGGATTCGCCATGGGGTCGGGCCCGCCGCCGAACATCCCAAACCCGCCGGTGAACGCACCGGGGCGGTAGCCACCTCCGCCGGACGGGGGGGCGCCGCCTCGGAATGCTCCTGGGGTGTAGCCAGGCATCAGCCCACGTAGGATGCGCCGGCGCGCCCCTTCTGCCACATCGTCAGGGCTTTCTCCATCCAGTCGTAGTCACCGACCTCGATCGCCCTCGCGGCGAGCTGGCCGACAGGCGAGTCGGGCTCGCTCTGGGCGATGTAGGCGACCGCCTGCTCGATCTCGCCATTCCCCAACCTCGACGTTTTGTTCGCCTTCAGGGAATCGACGATCCCGTAGTTTCCCATGCCGTCCTGGGACAAAGCGTCGAGCCCCGTGACTGTCGGGAGTCTGTTCGCCGGAGTCTGCCAGTTGGAGTCGGGAGGAACTTCCTCCAGGTTCACGGGCTTGCGCCGCTCCCCACTCAGTGCCGAAAATGGATTTCCCATCAGTACCCACTCCTTCCGAACTTCGATTTCTGGAAGCTCTTGCTCGTTCGCCCCATTGATTCCTTCTGGAACGAATTACCCATCCCGCCAGACGGACCCATCGTGTCCTTCTGGAGGCCACCCTTCTGCTGGGTGCCGTTCTTGATGTTCTTCTTCTTCCTGTTGGCGTTCGCCCACTTCCGCTGGTTCTGCTTGTTCTGGTCGGGGTTGTTGCTCCGACGCCACTCCTGCATCGCTGCCTTGTTCCCGCCAGGCTTCATCTGGACCTGCGCCTCGCGCCCACCGTTCGCCGGCAGGGCCGTCCCGGTGCCACGCTGGCCCCCGTAGGGGTCGGGAGTCATCGGGTCGGGGGCCGGAGGACTCTGCTGGTCGAAGTTCCCGCCCTGCCCGGCGAGGTTGCCACGGTCGGCTCGCTGCTGGTACCTGTTCCGGCGCTCGTCCGTCCACTGCCCCATCTGCTCGCCCGTGTACTGACCCGTCGGGTCCTGCCACGGCTGGGGGGCTTCCTGCGCGATGGGGTCACCGGGCATCGGCTGGGCGTTCCAGCCGCCTGCGTCGCCACGGCCGATGGGGCCAGTGCGGCCGGGGGGCTGCGGGGCTGCGGGGGGCGGTCCCCACGGCTGTCGGCCACCGTCTGGGCCGCCGCCCGGGCGCTCGCCACTGAGCGGCGACTGGCCCTGGGCTTGACCGTACAGGGCCTGCTGCTGACCCGCCAGCTGACCCCAGGCATCGTTCGCCCCCGCGCCCGCCATGCCCGGCGGACCCATCTGAGGCGGACCCATGCCGGGACCTCCGCCTTGGCCCGGAGGAGGGGCAAGTGTCTGCCAGCCGCCGGGCTGTTGCATCGGTGGCTGCCAGGACCCTCCGCCCTGCTGCCACGCCGGAGGGGCCTGGTAGCCGGGCATGCTAGGCCCCCTTCTTCATCTTGGGCTTGTAGATGTCCATGTTACCGCCCCCCATCGCCCCCTTCTTCGGCTTCACCGGCAGCGGACCCTTCTTGTGGTTGCCCTTCCCCTTGACGTTCGGGATGCTCTGCTTCGACATTGGTATCTCCTCGCGGTGTCCTGCTGATGAAGTTCCGAACTCGGGCGAGCAGGTCTGCGCCCGGAGAACGTACGCTATTCTCGATCTTCTGAACGAAGCTGACCGAGATGCCCAGGCGTGCCGCCAGCTCCTTCTGTGAGAGCCCGCGCCGCTTTCGGGCGGCGCGCAGTCGGTTGCCGAGGGCACGGGCCGGATCTGGGTACATCTCTTTCAGTTGACGGGCCAGCCGCTCGGGCATGAAGGGCCGAGGGAAGACCAGTGACGTAGGGCGCCCCTTTGGGGGCGTTGCCCGGATGACCTTCACGCCCCGGGGCGTGATGTTGGGCGTGTGTTTAGTCCGGCCGGGGGGAATGTCGACGTGCCAGCCCTTGAACCGCTCGGGGTGCTTGAGGCACTTGCTCCAGAAGTCGGCGGCTTTTCGGGTCCAGGCCCCGTCTCGCCACAGCCCGACGCAGGAGCGGCCCCCCTTCTTGAACCGGATCGTCTCCAGCCCCTCCTGCTCCGACGTCCATCTGTGGTACGCCACGTCAGACGCCCCCTCGGGTGTAGACCCTGGCGCCGGCCTCGATCAGGGCCGCCTGGAACGACGACAGCCCCATCTTCGGCCCCTTCACCTTCACGCCGTCGGGCAGAGTGAGGACCAGGTAGCTCTGAGAACCGGGCGACTCGATACGCTCCTCGATCATCGACACCTGGCTCATGTTGTACAGCCGGGTGCCCGCTCGGAAGTAGATGTCCATGACAGTGTCCCCCCTGCGCGGGAGGTTAGCATGGAAAGTTAGCAGGGGGCAACTTTGATGGAGGGTGAGGGTACCATCCGACTCCTTGCTGGCGCGCTACCATCGGCGTACCCTCCCCCGCACCATACCATTTTTTTTCTCTCCCGGCAGACGAGATGAATATAGAGTTTCCGATAGAGGGGCTCGCCGACCGATACCCCCCCCCAGGGGGGTACCGGTCGGCGAGCTGGATGGTAGGGGCTGTTGTCGTGTGCAACGCGTAGCGTTGCGCATGCAACAGCCTCGGGGCGTTGCGTATGCAACACGAGCTTGCGAGTGTTGCGTATGCAACGCCTCTGGGTGCAACAATGCAACAGTCTGCTGTTGCGTTGTTGCGCCTCCGACACCGATTGTGCCAAGAAAAAGGGGGCAGGCGCGTAGCGCCTGCCCCCTTGGTGGGAAGCAGCTAAGCGGTGGGGCAGCCGGAGTACGGATTGGCCTCACAGGAGTCGCAGACGCCGAGGAGGCAGTGCGGCTTCCCGCAGGGCTGCATGTCGTCCTCGCGGCCGCAGGCCGTGAGGACGACGGAGGCCCTGCGGGCGCCGTCGGCGCAGCCGGCGCAGCAGCTTTCGCCGTAGGCGAAAGCCATGGCGACGGTGGCGGCGTGGGAGCAGAGCGGGAGCCCGCAGTCGCCGAGGTCGTCAGCAGTGAGGCAGCAGTTGCTGTCAGAGTTCATGTGGTCCTCCTAAGGTTGTGGTAGAGGTCCTACACCTCTTACCTGGTTTCGCCCTCCCTTCCCTCTGGATCTTGTCCCCTCCGGGGGCGGGGGGTGGGCGCGGTCCGGCACTCTGGGGGCAGGCGCGCAGCGCCTGCCCCCAGGGCCCGCTCAGGCGGGCCATCTGCCTCTGGATGGTCGCGAGGCGAAGCCTCGCGCTCCTTTCCTCCGCCACCGTCGGAAGCAAGAAAAAGGGGGCAGGCTCGCTTTGGAGCCTGCCCCCTTGGTGATGGCCTAGGCGGCCTTCTTCGGCGCCCGCCAGGCCTTGTAGTCAGCCGGGGCACCGAGGGCCTTCTTCACCGCCGCCGCCGCCGCCGTGATCGCCGCCTTGGCCCGAGTCGTCTTGGCGGCCCGGTACTGATTGGCCAGCGCGGTCAGAGCCACGTCGAGCACCGCCTTGTCGGCGCCGATCGTCGCCACTGCCGAGTTGATCGTGGTCGTCGCGAGCGTCTCAGTCTTCGTCATGATGCGTCTCCTTTGGAGATGTGGTAGAGGAACCGTTAGGTGTGAGGTCCTACACCCCTCACCTTCTTTCGCCCGAAACTCCTACTAGAGTGTTGGAACTATAATGAGGCCACGCTGTCACGCGTCGGTGGTGTTACCTCTACGTAACGTGAGAAGCACTTAGAAAAAAGCTCTCAAAACCCTCAAAAGGCTCAGCGGTGGTTAGAATATTTCGACTTCTCAACTATGGAGCACTGAGCAACACGTCTCAAAAGTGAGACAGCCCACCGACCAGCTACCCACTGGCCGGCGGGCTCACTCTCTACTTCCTACGTTTGTCGCAGGCGCCTTCCAGTACGGCGACGCCCCACATGAACGCGAGGGCCACGACGGCCGCTATGAGTGCGTCATACACCACCGACCTCGTCTCCCTCCGCTCCGTGACGGAGCCCCGACATCAGGCCACTCCCCGCAGTGTCGAGAGGAGCGCCTCGACCCGCATCTCGATGTCCTCGACGCCTCCTCCCAGGTCCTGGGCGTAGGCCGCTGCCTCCTGAGCGTCCGCCTCCAGCTGGGACGCCGCCGAGTTGCAGTCGGAGGCCGTGGACTTCAGCTCCGACAACTCCTCGCGGATGCTGTCCAGCTCGTCCTGGATGTTGGGACGATCGAGCCGCTTGAGGGCGAGGAACCTGAGGTCGTCGATGAAACCCTTGGCGTTGCTGGCCACGTTCTCGATCGTCTGCTTCTGCTCTTCGATGCTCGTCATGCTGAATCTCCTGTTAGCTGAGTTGGTTGAGTGCTGCTGAGTTTCTGGGTCCGTGGGCTGGGAACGCAACGATGGGCCGTCGGGGGCTGGGGTCAGCGCAGATCATGCAGTCGATGCAGCGTCCACCTGGGCAGGCGTACACCTCCCTGTCCTGGGTCATGATCGAGCCTCGCGGGAAGTCGTGGGGCACGATCGTGACGACTGGCAGCGCCGGGTGGCGTCGCTTGAGTGCGAGCGCCTCCCCGAGCGTGTCGGTGGAGGCGTTGACGACCATGCCGTACTGACTCATGTTCGAGGCGTTGACGGCCTTGTAGTTCTCGATGTGGCCATCGAGGTCGATGTGGGTGTAGGTCCATGCGGGGCGTCCGTCGAGCATCTCGTTCCAGCGGTCGATGACCTTGACGTCGCGGAGCCGACCGTGTGCGCAGCCTCGGGACTCGTCGGAGGCACTGAAGGTCGGGAAGTCACCGGCGACGTGGAGGCGAACGGGTCGGCTCCGAGGCAGGTCCCTGATGGCCTTGAACGCATCTGCCAGCTCCATGTCGCAGCTGACCCAGACCCGGCGCGTGTTCATGCCGGCGACGGCGTAGCACTTCTTGGTCCACTTCAGCTTGCAGCGCGTAGGGCACGTGTTGGGGCTGGCCCAGGTGCAAGCGCATCCGCGGAGCTTCGAGTCGTGGGTGACCAGCGGCGTGACCTTGTAGGTGTAGCTGCCGTTGTAGTGGAGCACGTTGTGGATCGTGGCCCTCGGCGGTTTGGGGCCGAGCAGTTCGGCACAGTTCGCCGGATGAGGCTCTGCTGGGAGGACCTCGATGAAGCCGCAGCGTTCACAGAGGTCGATGCCGTTGGCGCGATCTTCCGGGGTGATCTTCATGAGCTCAGCACCTCTATGCAGATGTCGCCAACGTCGATGATGGCTTCCTCCATGTCTTCGATCAGGTCGAGTACGTCATTGTGCCGATGCTGCTCCATGGCCTCGGCGATGCGGTTGGCGATGTCGACGAGGTTCTGTACCTCGATCATGACCAGCACTTCACGAGGTGGTGGTACTCGGCCCGAGGGATGTCGAGGCGGAAGCTGCAGCTTCGGGCGGCGTTGCGGTAGCGAGCGGGCACGGCCTGCCAGCCCTGGTAGCCCTCGTCGACTACGAAGGGACCCTGTACGGCCCCGAGGATGAGGTAGCAACGCTGCGGGTTACCGCTGGGGTCGCTGGGTGCGCACAGATGCAGGATGGTGATGCTCATAGGGTCTCCCATGTGTTGTTGAACTCGTTGAGGTAGCGGATTTCGGTACAGCCGTCGTTCGGCATGCCGAAGTTGTCGAGGGGCGCGAAGTCGGTCTCGTCGTCCCAGTAGGTGGCGTAGGTCAGGCCCTCGTAGTAGAGCGTGCCGTCGTCGTCGTAGAGGCGCCAGAGCGTGCCGGGGATGCGCCAGTGATCCATCATGGTGCGGTCGCCGTCGGCAGGCCCCATGACTCCGATGTTCCCGGCGCCGTCGTTGATGAAGTCGCGGGTGATGACCCAGATGTAGGGCTTCAGCATGTCGTCCTCCTAGTGGTAGATGGGATGATTGTCGTCGAGCAGCTTCACGAGATGGATCAGGTACCCGAGGGCCTCCTTGGTGTACCAGCGTTTGTCGGCCTCGCCCCAGTCGCCCAGGGTGGCCTGGTCGTGGCAGTAGGCGATGTCTCGTACCGCCTGGTGGATCGGGTCGAAGTCGAGGTCCTCGGGAATCATCGGGGCGATCAGTGAGCCCCGGATGGTCATGGCGAGGGCGAGGATGGCGTGGTGATCGATGCGACTAGCCACGACCAGCCTCCTTCGCCTGGCGGCGAGCCCGCTTCTGGTGCCAGGCGTACTCCTCGCGTCGCCACGCTTCGCAGCCCCTGCAGAGGCACACCTTCAGGAGCGCGGCGAAGGGGTAGTCACACATCTGGGTCTTCGGAACGTCTCGTCGGAGCTGCTTCATGGTCACCAGCCTTCCTCCTCGGGCAGCGCGGAGATGCCCAGTTTGTTGTCGGGGTGAATGTAGAGGTACAGCAACGCCTGCTTCCCTCTGAAGATGCCGCTGCGCCGCACGATGAGGTTCGGCTGCGGCACGACCTGCTGGTTCTTCTGCGG